CACCGGCTTCATTGATGTCAGACTCTAAGGCGGAAATCTTTTCGTCCTGTGCGGTGTTTTTCGCATTCACTTCGTTAATCGCGCCGATCAAGTTTTTTGCTTCGGTGTTCAGCGTGGCGTTTTCTTTTTCGAGCATCTTGTCGTTTGCAAATTCCTGGATATCCCCAACTGTGATGCGCTTGTTGGTGTTTGTGTCGGAATCCAGTATCAATAATTCATCTCTAGCAGACGTGCCGGTTTTTAAACCGTATTCATTCCATTTAGCCATGATTAGTCCTCCTTGAGATAGTTCTCGGAAATGTACTTGTTAATCGCTGTTACGTGCGCTTCAATGGCATCATCAACGATCACAAAATTCCCTTTGTTGTTCTGGCTGATGATTGCACCGTCTGGCGAAATTTCAGAGAATGTGTAAGCGATTCTGTCGCCCTCGCCGGTTCTTAAATGTGTGAATGATGTTACTTTTTTCATATCTCTACTACCTCCGTACTATTGATGTATTCCTCAACAAGGCTTTGTCCCTCTTTTTCGTAATTCGGTTCGCTAAGTTCCGGATCCGTGTCGTTCATCTCCAAACGTTCAAATTCATAGTCTTTCTGCTTTGCCTTGATTTCCCATGCAAAATCAAGATTCGGTGTGCCTTTTACACAAAAATAGGTCGGTTCTTTTTCTTCAATCCAGATATCTCCGTTGCCCTCTTTCTGTAGAAAGACTTGATACTGCAAGTCGGTTCGTACAGTTTCGGAAAAAATGTCGGAAATGTCTATATATGCATATCCGTTTTCATCCGTCTTTCCTTGCCCGATATCGCCAAAATAAGGGGATGCCATTTCGTAGCAATACTGTAAGCGGTCGCCGTAATCTTCCGTCTTTACGTTGCGGTTTTTTGTTCCGTTTACTACAAATTTCCCTGTGCATGTTACGGTTTTACCGCCTATATTCACACCATTCTGGTTCATATTTATTGCGCCACCACTATTCACTTGCAAGCAAGCATAATATGTGTCAACAATCATCATAGAATTATTTTTTGGAAAGCCTATCTTTATTCCACCGAGAGTCGTAATTATGGACGATGATGGCTCAGACGGTTTCTCAAATTTCATCTGACCTTTTGCGGAACCTTCATAATTTATCTGTAGCCCAGAACCACCGAAAGAAATTTTATTCACATCGCTGTTTGACATCGCCGGCGTTATTATAATGCCGTCCTCTGCCGCATCCTTTTTTGAAAATGCTATTCCATACTCAAAATTCTGTTCATATTTTGCACGTTGAAATTCCACTCTCAAATTCTGGTATGTAACACCATTTATTATATATTTCCCCGGCTGAACGATACTACTACAAGCAATCTCGTTATTATCGAGGTCAAAATATACCGCACCATTTTTTGACGAAATCTTACCAGATATAATATAATCCGCATTGATTCCGACCGTGTAAAGGATTCTTGCAATCAAATCACCAGTAAGTATGATTCCATAAGGATAGGTCTTGCCACCATCATTCGACAAACCTATTGCTTCAGCTGTCACCTTTATGACCACTTTCGATTCTGCAAGTGTTGGCTTATCGTGAATGAATGACACCACACTTCCGTCTGGCTGCTTCGAGTTGCTTTCGTACATCCCGGCAGCATTTTCTAGCGTTGTGTTTAGCAGCTCAATCGCATTCTGCATATTGGATATATTGTTCTTATTGCTTGCAACGTCTTTTTTGATGCCATTGTAGATTTCAGCTGCTTCGCTGTAATACTCGCCAGCCTGTCTTTCTGGAGAATTGATGTCGCAACTAAACGAGGATCCACCGAGATACGAAAATTCGTGTGTTGTTACGATTGTACGGTACACCTTGTCTTTCCGGTCTACTACACAAGCCAGATCCATAAATTCTACTGTCGGATTCGGGAAAAAGTCACCGCTGAACTTCCGAAGCGTCACACCCACAAGAAGTTCAGCTATAGAATTTACTACCGCCTGCTCTTTCCCTTTAATCAGTGGATTGGTAATCTTGATGCAATAATCATCCGTTCCGCTTATTACCGTTTCTGCTTCTCCACCTGTTTCGCTCTCTACTTCTGTGGAGATGCCAGTGATTACCACGTTGTCCGTGTCGATGTCTGGATCAGTTGAAAAATCTTCAAAAATGTGGTATCCAGAATCCGCTTTCAAGCTTTCTGGTTTTGTACTATCTGTAATGCCGGAAAATGCGCTAAAATCATGTGTTTTAATGGTAAGCATACCGTTTTGAATTACTGCATTCCCACAAGCTAACTGTGCGATATAGCCGATGATCTTCCGCCCGGTTGTCTTTTCCGGTGCAGAACTGATAGAAAAGTCCGAATTTCTGAAGGTCGGACTTCCGAGAACCATTCCGCAAGATGTGCAGACTTCCTGTAATAGTTGCAACGCTGTTGTCGGATAAGTCAGTTGCGTGGAGAATGTCCTGTCCGATTTCCACATATCATCGTAGGCGGTCAGCTCGATCACGTCACCAATTGCAACCGGATTCAAGACGGTAAATACACCCTCTTGCATTCTTTCTATGTGTGGCTCGAGTGTCTGGTAATCAATGTCTGCTTCTGTATATAGTGCGATTCTTGCATAGTAAAAATCATATTTAGAATATCTTTCATCGATATTATCTATAGTCAGTGTGATTGTCTTAGAGACAGCTACACCGAGCGGAAAACCATCACTTCCGCCCTGTTCCGTGTAACTGTTCGGACTTATCATGAAATCCCTGTCCGATGTAAGTGTGAGCTTTTCTCCGGTCGAAAGAGTGACCACAGCGTAGGCATAGAACGCACCGCCTTTTTTTATGTACTTTTTCAATAATGTACTTGCGTTTTTCATTCCATTCTCCTTACAATACCGGATTCATTCCAGTGACCTGAAAGCTCAATTCACTTAATTTTTCTTTTCCATCTTCGATACTCATCACCGGGGCGTTGAAGTTTGCGGCATAGAATTTTCCGGTTTCCCAACTTGCCGTGTAAACATTAAAATGGTAGAAGTCAAATTCATCTTTTCCCATGACTTCTTTCAAAATGCGACTTGCTACGGTTGCGTCAATATCTGTCCATTTAAGGTTATACGCTTCAACCGTGAACAGCACCGCATTTTTCATATTTCCTCGCATTGTTCGCCCGGATTTATCAGAAGAGGTTGTGGCAAATGATACCTGGTATCCGTCCGAGTCTGGTTCTGTTGGCGTGTATGTTCCAAATTTTAAATGATTTTGTGCCATTTCATACCTCCTAAACCGTCTCGAACGGATTTCTTCCAGTTACCGTTCTTCTTACTTTACCCTCTTCAAGAACCAGATCGAACAGTGTTCTTCTGTTCACCTGTGCGGTTACATTGTACGTGCTGCCCTTACCATTTCCGCTTTCTTCCCTTACAATCCGGCGGATCAGGCTTTCTGGTGCTTCAATATTGTTACCACTCTTCTGATCTCCGAGTACTGCCATAAACTCTTTATTCGGTGGGATAACAGCTCCCTGTGCCAGATATGGAACCATCGGCGCACTCCAATATCCAACATTGAATCCGACCGAACTAAAACCAGTCAGTTTTTCAAGCCAGTGTGGTAAGCTAATACTCATGGAATTTAGAGCGTTTGCGAAAGAGTTTTGCATAACCTGTATCACATACAAGAAGCTATTGATAAAAGCTATAATCGTGTTGATCGGAGCTTTTACAATTGCTGCAAACGAGTTCCAAACTCCGGCGAATATCTGTCGTACTCCCTCCCAAGCTTGACGCCAGTTTCCAGTAAATACGCCCTTTACAAATGTTATGATTCCGTTAAATATCTGCTTTATGCCATCCCATAAATTTTTGATATTTTTGAACCACGCATTTAGATATCCACCGAGATATCCGAACTCTTTTGTCCAGTCATGAACAAACGCATTTGCGATCCAGTCTTTTATGGTGTTCATTGTGTTTTTCACGGTATCCCAGTGCGTTACAAGAAGTATCAGAATCGCTATGGTTGCAGCTATCGCAACCGCCAAAGGTCCGCCAAGCAATCCGATCAATCCTTTTGTTCCAATAATAGACATCAAAAGTTCTATCGCACCCATTATTGAAGTGATGAGAGCAACTATTTTCGATGCCGCAAACGCTCCTAGTAAGGTTGCTCCGAGCAAATCAATAATCCATTGATGTTCTGAAAGAAAATCAAAGAATTTTCCAAGCCATTCTATTACTGTCGGCAATCCTGTTTCAATAAGCCATGTCAAACATGGAAGTATGATTTTTTCATATACGTTTCCGAGGAAATATCCAATCTTCTCAACAAGCGGACTTACCGACTCCAATAACTGCCGGATGGAATCCAGAAGAGGATAGAAGTCAAGCTTTGCCGCCCAGTCTGCTGTCGCCCATGCGATACGGTTCACGAAATCCAGTATCTTTTGTAAGATATCTGCAATCGCCTGTATAATTGCAGTACCTACACTGTTTTTGTTCCAAGCTTCATCGAGCTTTCCGGTTATCCGTCCAATCGTGGTCAGAATCGCTTGTACAATCTGTAACGTAGTGGCTAACAGCTGTGTGCCTGTTCCGTTTGTCCAGACTTCCAACATGCTTTTACCAACATCCTTCGCAAGGCTTTTTAAGTTGTTAAAAGCTAGTTTTGCCGCATCTATGGTAGCTTTTCCCTCTTGCTTCCACGCCTGTTTAAAAGGCTTAAAAATCTGTGAAAGAATGTCTTTTAGCTTTTCAAGGATAGGAATATCAGTGATCGCTACATCCTCGAACATCGGTCCCGTTGCACCAACGCCACCACCAGATCCACCACTGCCAATAGACGGCGATTTAGAGGAAGAATCTTCAGAGGAAAATTTGTTTATATCGTCCAACGGCGAAAGATAGTCCTCTGCTGCTTTTGCTGCATCTTCTGTAGCGTCAGCTGCGTCTTTCGCTGCCGATGCCGTATCTCCTAGACTTGCAGCATAATTCTTTTGTACCGCTATCGCCCTTGTGTATGTACTCTTTCCAGATAGGAAAGAAAAGAACATACTCACATAACTTGCCGCCGTAGACAGCATATCTATGAATTTAGATAGAATAGGTGCGACTACTGTGAGAATAGGGGCGAATGCAGTAGCCAATGCGTTCTGTAGCCTGACAAGGCTTGACCACAGCATTGAGATACTCTGGTTTGTCGTGCCGGAATACTGCGCAAGGTTGTCAAATCCGCTCTTGATTCCTCCGAAGATTGCAGAAAACGCCCGGAACGCTACGCTCATCATTAGGGACATAGCAAGCATTCGCCCGAGTCCCATTCTTGCTCTGCCAGATGACCTGGAAACTTTGTCTAATTCTCCCGATGCTTTCTTTGCAGAAACTTTTGCCCTATTGTTTGCTTTTTCTGCTTTTTTCCCGTACTCTTCTGCTTTATTGGTTATTCCGTCATAAGACGTTTTTAACCGATTATTCATATCGGAAAGCTTTCGCTCTGCCTGTGCGAGCTTTTCTATGTCTTTTTTTGCTTCTTTTGTTCCGATTCCGGTCGTGAACGCTTTTCCTCTTTCTTCCAGGTCTTTTAATTCGCCTTCTGCGTATTTAATAGTGTTTGCAAGTTCTTCGAGATCGTAGGTCTGTTTTTTGTAAGTGTTAGAGCTTGTTTTTCCACCATTTGCAAGGTATCGGTCCCTTGCTTCTGTTAAGCGGTTTTGCTTTGCTGTGGCTTCTGCAATCTGCGCCTGTATTTCCCTATATTCGTCTGTTGGAATCTTCTGATTACCGTATTCTGCAACCTTTTTCCGTAAACTCTCAACTTTCTGCTCCTGTGTGGCATATTCGTTATTCAGTTTTGCGAAAGCGTCTATCTGTTTATTCAGTGCTGCTTTTGCGGTTGCTCCGATATTATTTACTTTTCTTGCAAGATTTCTAATTCTTGCTTCTACTTCCTTACTTCCGGCTTGTATACCGTCAGTATCTATTTCTGTGTCGATAACGACAGTACCATCGGCATAAGCCATAACTTTTTCCTTTCTACCGCTATTTTTCTGCGGTTAGCGACTATCTCCAAACGATAGCCAGTTACTTTTTTAACCCAAACAGTTCCCGAAGCTCTTCTTTTTCCTCTTCGCTCCGTTCGATCTGTTTTACCTTTAAATCCACAAGGGATTTATTGTTTTTGTAAAATTCCTGTTCCCACTTCTCCAACTTTTTCCCACGCTTCTTTTTATCACGTAAGCCAACCACAGTCGCAAAAGTGCTTTCTCCGATTTCCATAAACAACCCAAGAAACGTCCACCAGTGCATATATTTTTCTGCCCGGATGTCTTTACCGGCTACTTTATTTACTGCCGGAATCAAGATTGGTGCATCCTGATTCCAGTCCATCAATCTCGGCTTTGGTTTGTTGTCGCTAGAAAAACCACAGTCGATAAACTCTATAGCCTGTTCTGCCGCTTCTTTCCAGTGCTGAGGAGGAATACTTTCAAAATCCAAGTACAAAATCTGCAACATAGTCATAGACTGTTCAGTGTTCTTTTCCTGTTCGTTCATTCCGGCGTAAATGTCGGGATCGTTCATTGCAATCAGGATATCCAGAACAGCTCTGTAGTCTGTACGGATTTCGTAGTCTTTCCCTCCGACTCTAAGGGTTGTTGGTAATTTCCAGGTGTCCACTAATTGTGATATTTAGCGACATATTTGTTCATTCTCTTTTTCACTTTCTGTGTGCGGACGTTCATTTCGCGTTCGATCACAGTAGAGATAGAGGAAAGAACGTTTTCTACAAAAAACTCACCTGATTTCAAAGCAGCGAAAGGTCCGAGGATTCCGAAGAACGCTTCTTTCGCATCCGCACCAATCAGATAGCTGATTTTCTCCGCAATATCGTTTTCGGCTTTGCGGATATTTTCAACATCCTTTTCTAAATCTCCTGTCTTTTCCGGCATCTGATAGCTTTCGTAGAACTTCGCCACCTCTTTGTATCGGTCAATAATGTTTGTATCAGATGGACGAAAAACGAATTTTCCAAGCGTCTTACCGCGTTTATTCTTGATGTTGTATATTTCTTCGCCGTCATCAATTATGATATCGTTTCCATGTACATTGCTTTTTACTAATTTGTTGCTCATTTAAACCTCCTTGTTTTTTGCTTAATTAACCATGATATTTAAGAAAGTGCATGATCGCTTTCTAACGACTGTTCAGCGATTTCGCCAGCGGTAAATACCGGATTTCCCGATTTTAAAGATTCTGCCGTAACGCTTCCTTCTGTTCTTGTTCCGTTTTCTGTGACATCGAACGGGAAATTTACACCAGATGTATCACCGCCGTAAGACTGCGGTTTTACAAGCACTTCCTGAACAAATGCTCTGTGTTTTGTAGCTGCCGTATCTTCCACGATAACTTCAAGCATAAGCGTTTTGCAGTCATCACCTTTCAGTCTCTTAAGGGCGATATCTCTGATTTTCGGGTATAATTTAGAGGAAGGATCTGCATAGAACGGATCCGCAGACATAGACGGTTCATAGCCGTTGTCTGTAACTTTTGTTTTTCCAAGAATTGTTTTCTTTGTTTCAGTGTCCGGATTCAATTCCACAGACATATCCTCGATATCTTCACCAAGGATTTCCCATGTTGCTGTTGTAGCGTCCAGTTTGAAACTGTAATCTAAGAAGTGAGCCATAGCTTCACGATTTAATTTAGCCATGTTTATTCCTTTCTACCGCTAACTTTTGGCGGTCAGCGAATACCTCAAGTCGGTATCCGGTTAATTGGTTCTTTTAAATTTATTTCTGTACTTTAACGACAGGCTTATAACCCAGTCTTGTACATTGTTTTCGCTTACATTATCCAGATATGATGGTGTAAGGCGTGTGATCTCTTCGATTTTTCGTCCCTCTGTAAGCTCTGGATATTCTTCGAGGGTGTAAGTCTTTCCATCAATCGTAACCGGCTGTTTTTCAAGCCATTTTCCAAGTCCGTCAAGAAACTCTTTAATATCTGCTTTTACATTTCCGGCATCTATCGCCGTGCGATACAAAATGTAAAAAGGATAGTTGCAGAGCTGGTCTACTGTACCGGTTACATATTTCTTTTCCAGTGCGATCACTGCCCCACTCACCGGATAGCACGTGATACCGGAATCCTTTTCTACTGTGGAGAATTTTATTTTTTCTTCCGGCAAGAGTCCGGGATAGCTATTAAGAAGATCCATGATTGCAGAGGTTACAACCTCATAGCCATCAACATCGTATTTAACTTTACTTTTTTCCTCCGGCAATGCGTTTCACCCCTTTCACCCATGCTTTCCCGTCTTTCTCCTTTGCCGCATCGAACCAGTGATCCGTTGCATCAGGATTGGGAATTTTTGAAAATTGCAGTGGTCTGTCTGTTACAACTTTCTTTGCGTCCTTTCTCGCGAACGGCGACATTGTTTCTGGATCTACCATCACAAGTCCCTCATATAGGAACCGTCCATAAGGAGGACCGGCAGCAATCACTTTTCCAGACCCTTGCAAGGATGCGCTTTGAATCTTCGCTACATGTGCCATATTTCCATCTCGGTACGGCATAAACGGAATCATGCTTTTGAAGACCTGCCCATCAAGCCAGTACTGTGCGTCCTGGAACTGCTTTTCAAAACGTTTCAGACTGATATCAGCTTTTATGTCACCTTGCACAATCTGATAATGCGGAAAATGAAACGTCTTCGACTTTGCCATTTTATTTTCCTCCGATCTCAAAATGTGGAATCAGTGTGTATGTTCCAACGCTGGTTATCAGAAAAACATTGTCTCTCTTCTTGTTGAGATAGTCATAAAATCCGCCACCTACACGGGTTGCGTAATCAGAATCTTTTACAATCTCTTCTGAGTATTCGCCCTCGATGAAGAAATCACCGTCAGAAAATGTAACAGTCTCGGCCAGCTTATCATTGGTCTGTGCTTTCCATTCTTTCGGTGGTAGATAAATCTTTCCGCTAACGCTTTTTCTATAGACTGTCTTTCCAGTATCCGCAAGCAATTCAATCGATTTTCCGTCTATATCGAAAATGTTGTGACCGTCAGTATCATTCCAATATGTTTCGGCTACAGTACCGGCTTTTTTATTGGTGTACCTGATGTGCAAATTTGCTTCATCGGCGTTTTCCAGTCCTGTTTTTGCTACATTCGCAGCTTTATCGTCTACGAATTGGCATCCAGATATAACAGTGGGATACCAATAAATTTCGTCTTTTTGGTTAACGTATTTGTTAAATACTGTCACCGTCTTGTCGAACATTGGTATCCCTCCTCAATATATTTCTTTCCCGCATTTCTCGCACTTCCATACATGGTGTGTCTTATATTCACCCGGAGAAATTTTTTCAAGGAAAGTTCTGCAATATGTTGTTTTTTCATGTTTGCACATCAGCATTTTAAGCCATTTAAATACCAGCATATAATAAGTACTCTCCTTTATCGTCTTTAACTCCGTATAAATACTGTCCAGCCTTCTGCTGTATCAGGATGTTTTCCACTTTTTTATCCATGCAAGCCTGTGCATATACTGTTTTAGATGCATCACTCATTCCAGTGGAATAGGTAATGCTTTCACTTCCGGCAGTAACCGAAGATACAGTTTTGCCGGTTACTTTTCCATCTTCGGTCTCTACGGTCCCGAGATTGCTCAAAAGTGTGTTTTTAATGCTGTCTATCTGGTAGAGTGCTTCAGCCACCGAGCAGACTGCTTTTTGCACCTTTTTGTTTGCTCTTGAATCGTTCGGAAGTCCATCCGCAAGGCAATCGAATGTGATTTCATCCACGCGGTCACTTGCCCGATCTGCATACTTTGGAAAGTCGGTTTCCGGCACGACATCACCGTAATATTCATTTTTGTAAAATGTATAATCTGTATATGCCATGCCGGTTCCTCCTAACCTCTGGTCTTAATTCTGGCAATCGGGATCGCCTTGATTGGGAAATACTTTTCTGCGCCAGACTTGTTATTCTGTGCAAGCTGCCAGTTTGATCCTTTTTCAAGTTCTTCGTCTGTCGGGGAAATGATACTTCCGTCTTTAAACGAAATTCCAACCGGAGACCAGCACTTTCTCTGACGAGAGTACAGTGTTGTTTCTCCACCGTTCTTTTCCGGGTTTCTGTCCATTTCATAAGGCACCTTAGCACCGCAATCTGTATATTCGATAGCACCAGCACCGAATACATAAGTTGTATAGACATCTCCAGCCGGAAGAAGGACAACGTAATCGCCAGCTTTTACTCCGGTAACATCTGTAGAAACATCTGCTTTGTTAACCTGTCCTTTTGTAGCTCCTGTGTCTACAACTTCAAGTGCATCTTTATCGGTCTGTTTAGCCTTTACATACTTCGCTTTAGCTGTATCTGTAGGCATATTATCGTCTACAAGGACAGTTCTACCGTTCAGAGTTCCGAGTGTCAGATCTCTTTCGATTCCCTGCGCATCTGTATACTTCATGTATGCGAGGAGTTTCAGATTTTCGAGGTCTGTAGCGATCTTGGAATGCATAATCGCAAGACTGAATTTTGCTTTATTATCGCCAAGTGCTTTCTGAATTGCGTTGTTCAGAGTGGTTTCCTTGAATCCGTATTCTGTGGCGTTGTCCGATACATCGTAAGTATGTTTTGTGACAAAATCCACGTTTCCGGCTCCTGTCATGGAGAAAATACCTTTCAGAATTGCGAGGATCGTCTTCTGGTCTACATCATCCCAATACTCTGCGATTTCCTGTGCTGCCGGTAAGAAGTCTTCACCTGTAATGTCGGAAGAAAAGTCTTTTTCTGTCCAACCGTTTGCACGTCCGACTACGATACGGCTCTGTGTATAGGTTCCTCTTGATTCTGCGGTAATGTTTGTGTTACCGTCATAGTTGTTTGCTGTTCCGCCGATTCTTGCCTTGATTGGGATAGTAAGATAGTTACCACCTGTCTGATCTGGCAGAAGCGAAGCATACTGCGGTTTTTCCACAATAGCACCTGACTTTAACAGTTCGTTTCTGTTGAGGTTCTCTGTCTGATCTACATACGCGCCAAAAACCTCGCCGTTAAAATTTTTCTGGTCAAATAATGCCATGTTGTTTCCTTTCTACCCGTAACTTTTTCGGGTTAACATAATTTCTACTCATTTTTGCCCTGAATGTAAGAAGAAATATCAAGGTTTGGATTTTCGTTCTTCATGCGCATAAGTTCTGTCATAGATACATGACCGCCTGCTCCTGCGCTAGCTCCTGTTTTTGGAGTTGTGAATCTGGCAGCCCCCGCTTTCGCTTTATCTGCGTTTTCATCAACGAACGCTGATGCGTCTGATTCTTTCATCTGTGCGATCAGATCATTCAGTCCGAGAATCTTTCCATCATGCAATTTAAGACCGGCTGCTTTTACATCATTCATGATCTGCTTCTTTGCAGCTTCACTAGAGAATTTAATAGTTTCAAATTCCTTGCCAAGAGCATCCGCAAAATCACGTTCGTAAAGCTTTTCTTTGTAATCTTTTTCAGCGTCTTCGGCTTTCTTCTGCCATTCTTTCAGGTCTTTCTGGATCTGTTCTGGATCGATTCCGTCAAAGCCTTTCAATGTTTCTTCCGCTGTTTCTGCTTTTATTTTCCAATTGTCCCGTTCAGCTGTTAAGGTTTCGTTGTCTTTCTGCAACTTCTTAACGTCTTTCCCGTACTCTTTCATGACGTACTGGATCTGTTCGTCAGTCAAACCCTGTTCTTTTAATTCTTCTGTTTTCATTCAAAAGCTCCTTCCATTATTAGGTTATTTATAGGTGCGTAACCGTTCACCAATGGTTCCCGTTTTGTAGGACTCGGCTGTCCAAAAAAGAATAGGCGGAGTCGAACCGCCATTCTCCCGGATGCCCGGGCGCTTTACCGTTAAGCTATATTCTTCGCCATTTTCTTTTCTCGTAGGGGGAGGTTCAAAAAGAAAAATAGCAATCATACCAATATCACAATGAGAGGAAATGGCGTTATTTGATAACGCCAAAACTCGCCGGAACGTGCGACCGTTCCTTGATACAGTTTTCCACTAGCGAGTCTCTTAAAGAAAGGAGGTGCAATGAAGAAAAAATCTTTTTCCCGATTCCCTATTTTATTTTATCTCATTATTCTGTTTAAAGTAGTACTCACATTTTACATATCTGCGAGTTTTCTGATCTGTTTTTGAATCTCTTTTCTCTCGTCCGCAAAATCAGAATCCATGACCATAGAGGAAAGCATGTCATAAACCTCTACCATCAATCTTCCAACGCATTCCATCACCTTGTCACGGTGTGCCTGATCTCCGTTTTCCTTGTATGCTTCTTTTGCAAGAATGTATCTGTCGTATAATTCATCTATATTCTTGTCGTATTTTCCATTGCTGTACTTCTTAATCAGGTTTTCTGAAGCTTCTGAAAGTACTTTCGGCATTTCTGCACATTCAAGTTCATGGATATTGCAGAGTGTTCCCGTTATCTTATAGATTGCATCTAGGTTGGAAAGTGTCAGCTCACGCTTTATTGATTCTTTCTCCCTATCCAACTGATTTTTGAGAATCTTTTTTACTTCTTCCATCTCATTCCACCTCGATTCCTTTTAACTTTTTCTTGTATTTTTCGTGTATTTTCGACTGGTTTTCAGTGATGTACACCATGTCGTATCCGGTGGAGATCAGATCAGAAATCATCTGTTCTACCGTTTTTAACTCTGCACTTACATCTTCCACCAATTTTTCTACAAAAATAGCGTCTGCTACTGCCCCGGTTTCTCTGAGTTTTTGTGCGTACTTCTCATACACGGATTTTGTTTCTGATTCCCAGTTGTGATATTCGAGAAATCCATCTTCTACCGCTTTCTGTTTGGTACTTTTGCCTACAGACAATCTTTTTGCCGTGTACCATGCATCCGGTATTACATTCACTTCGCCGGAAAAACCCTCTTTTATGAGCGCATTGTGATGGTTAATGTAATATCTACATACCTTTCGCCGTTCTATGCTTTCTGCTAGATGTTGGTACTCATGCAGATGTTTGTATCCTCTTAATCCCAAGAAATCAAAGTAATCCGCAAATTGTCCATGCATCATAATCGCTCCGATAAACCGGTTATTGATCTCCGAAAAAATCTCTTCTGGCGTGCTTACGTCCATTTTGCTTTTAAATCCGATCATAAACTCACCCCTTTCTAGGCAAGCTTTTTGATGATGATATTTGCATCTTTCACAAGGACGGAAGTCGCACTGATGTTTCCGACAGAGACCGTAAAGCTACTTCCAGACGGTATCGCAATCAGCGTTGATGCTTTCACGTTCTGGTATACTTCTGCGGTTACAACTGTATAATCCATTTCAGTTCCGCCGATTGCTTCACCGTTCAACTCTATCGTAAGTGCTGTCGCTCCGGCAGCTGCCGCTGAAACATTGGCGTTGAATTCTACTTCTACCGCCATTGGAAGATTTCCGCGGTTGGTTACTTCAAAAAGTCCGCTACCGTCATCATGATTGAGCCATCCACTAGCGCAAGCGCAACGGCGGCTTTTTACTCTTGTGTTCGTAAATACAACATTCTGATTTACCGCAACTGTCTGTGCGGCTTTTGCAATTACATTTAACATAAAAATTCTCCTTTCAAAAAAGGGATAGACTACTGCCTACCCCTTTGATTTGCAAGACTACTTTTTTGTAGACATGGATTCTTCCAACATGCTTATGATTTTGTTTTGGTTTTCAATTATTTTTAAAAAATACTTACTATCTTGCTCATGCAAGTGTTTTTCGATGTCAGAATTACTCGCCTGTGATAGATCACTGTTAAAATTCGCTATCTGCAAAGCAACTCCGTACACTGTCAGAAAGTCAAGTAGTGATATATCGTTCACTTACATCACATTCCCACTTGCACAGCAACCATTACCAAATGCGTTATACGCAAAGTATGGACTGCAAGAAATATAAGCCGGTTTTGGTGTCGGTCTCACTGCATCAATAATGTTATTGGTCTGTGATACCTGTGAAATCTGCCAATATGCCGTCTGTAAATCTCTGTCACGATCAGCGAGCTTGTCTCTCAAATTCTGAATCGTGTTATCCTGGATTAACTGGCGTGTAGCCTGTCCATCTGCTAAGATGCTTTCTTTTATATCGCAGCAACACTGCGCCATCTGTGCCTGCATGTTCTGTGCCTGTAATGCCGCATCATATCTACTCTGTAAGATCTCTTTCTGTGTGTTGCAGCAACACTGTGCCTGCTGAGCCTGTAAGTTCTGCAAGCCGAGCTGTGTGGTATAGCGGTTCTCTAGCACGTCTCTCTGTGTCTCGCAAGCTGTGTTAGACACATTCTGGTTTGTGTTAAAGATATCTCTTTTCACGAATTCGTCAGAGACAAAAGCGTTCTGTGCTCCGTTGTTGTTTCCCCATCCGTTACCGCAAAACAGGAAAGCAAGAATGATGATCCAGAACCATCCTCCATCGCCCCACATTCCATTGTCGTTGTTCCTTGTTACCGCTGCTACATCGGCAGCGCTTAATGTACTCATACCATCGTTCATGTTGGTTCTCCTTTACATTTATTTATCAAGGCGTGTGCACTCCGCCAGGATATCACTTTAATTTGTTTACAATATCATTCGGGTTCATTCCGTTCTTCTGGCACATCTCCATAAATACATCTTTCGGGTTTCTTCCTTGGCACATATCCATAGCCTTTTTGATGTTCGGGTTGTTCTGCGCCATGTTCTGTAGCATTTCCCCCGGATTCTGTGCGCTTTTCATGAATCCCACCATCTTTTGCAGCATTCCGAATGGGTTATTCCCACTTGTTCCTCCGATCATTCCCATTAACGGATTACTCATGCTTCATTTCCCCTTTCTCTTCCGTCTGTGCTTTTATGTTCGACAGAAAACGCTCGAACTCTTCTCTTGTCACATACCGGTTATCCATGTCGGTAGTTACCGGCTGTGGTGCTTCATTCGGCTGAATTTCCTTAAATTCAAACGCTTTAAAGTTCACTCCGCCCATGTTGTCGACAGACTTAACATAGAATCTAGGGGCATTGTTATCCATCATCCATGACGTTCCACCCGGCTGTACAATCTGGTTTCTAGCACCGTCCACACCGTTCACCTGTATCCAGTTCACATTCGGTTGCTGCGTCTGCATCGGCTGTTTGTACTGGTTCTGCATCTGTGACAACTGGTCTATTCTCTGTTGCAGTGCCTGTTGGTCTTGCATATATGGACTTTGCATTTGTGGCATATAATATGGACCGTATCCGTTCATCAAAAACACCTCCTTGTTTTCTATACCTTAATTTTACGCATAAAAAAAGAACTCTAACAGTTCGTTAAAGTCCTTAGAAAGAATCACAAAAGTATCAACATACTCTTATTATCTTTGCATTTATTCGTCTGCTTATTCTCTTTGCCGTGGATAAGCTCACATTCAACTTTTCAGCGCACAATTCCAGAGGTACGTCCATGCTCCGCAGATCAAAGAGTTCCATTTCTGTTGGCGTGAAATTACATTCTTTTCTTAGGTATTCGATTTCTTTACGTGTAAAAGAACATATTTTCATGATACCATAAATCACGCTTTCTTGTCTGTCATTGCATTTACCAATTCTTCCCGTGTTTTTTTTAAACCCTCAATGTTATTCCCGGTTATCTTGTTTTCGATCAAATTGAACATACTTCGCATAAGCAGATTCATATCTTCCTTAGTGTTCCTGATAGATTTATAATCGCTATCGAGCTTTTTGTTTATGTCCGATATGCTTTCCTCGATGTTTCCAATCCTACCCTCGATATTTTCTATCTTCTTATCTTGCTGTTCTCTTGGACTGTCCATGTGCTTTTTCCAAGTGGAAATCACCGCTACAGCACCACCGATAACCGTGATCGCATTGCAGATCACCAAAATTTGTGTCAACTGTTCCATTTATTCTCCTTTAGCTGCATGATACCGTTTTGCTCCTTGCATTGCCTTTACTGACTCCGATCTATGCCAATTTGCCACTTTTAAGCGTTCTGCATACTCTTTCAGGCCGTTCGCTTTGCAGAATTTAGAATACTCTTTTTTCTGCCTTGACAGAGTATCCGCTTTTCTGTCGTATTTGTTCTGTAACTCGAATTTGAGCTTTTCGTCTCTGCAACTGTTTATAGCTGTCTGTATGTTTTGCAGATCTCCTTTGCTGTTCCTGATCCGGCGTTCCAGGATCCTCTGTCTTTTCTGCAAGGATTCTGCTTTGTAATTATCCGCTTTTTTAATGCTGTCTATATCGAAAGGATTGTTGATTCCGTCACCGGTCCCGAAAGAGTGTCTGCAATTCCATCCACACAATCCCTCGCCCGTTCCGTATCCGGTTGTTTCTCGGAAGTCCGGGTATCTTTTGTCTTTCCCAGTTCTGGAATAGAAACGACCTTGCCACCATAAATGGTTGGTCGGATTCATTCCACCATCTCCGGTTCTGGCTCCCAAATGAGCAGATACAAGGATTGTATCCCATTCCATTTCTTCCATTCGCTTGATGGAAATGTCTGCCGCTGCCTGTCCAATTCCTGTGCGGACAATCATCATTGTGGCTGCTTCTATGCTCAACTTTCGTTGTGTCGGATATGTTATTTTAACACCATTCTCTGTTACTTTGTTAAGAACATCTCTTACTGCTTCTGTATACGATACTGCACCGGATACCACATTTCTATATGCATTGTCCATTTCGTTAATGAAAATGCGCTGTGATTCCTCTGCCGTTGTCCTTGTAAAGTTACGCCACATTTTCTCGGTCGCTGCATAATCTCTTTCAAGAATCCGTATCAGTGCCGGCGACTGCGCAAGAGGCGGAGGATTTAGACCGACTGCTTCATATATCGCATGATCCCACTTTAGAGCTTCGATACCGGCATCTTGGAAAGCTGCCTTGATTTCCGGCAGCTGCTTTTTCGTCTTATCTGCAATCTCTTTCTGGATGTCCGACAGTAGTTCTCCGGCATCTTGTAGCACCATGATTTGCCACTTGTCCGTAGCGGTGAGAAGATAATCTTCCCCTCTTCCGATACGTGACATCATTCTGGCTATAATTTTGTCCATAATGTTCCGGTGCATCTGTGACGCGATTCTCTCCGCTCCATCAGTAGCATCTTGCAAATACTCTGGTGTTAGCATATTACTTCCTCCAACTCATAAGTTGCAAGATAATAATTGTAGCGCAAATAATAAAAATGTTCATTGTCGATACTGCCATGATACCACCTCTATTCTTTGCCGAACAGATCCGGTTCTTCCGGCTCGTTCTCTTTTTTCGCTTCTTCGATCATCTGTCTTGCTTCATCCTCGCTCATGCCCTCGAATTTAACATAATACATCCATGCCGGGACATCTCCCTGGATTCTGTATTTCCACCAATTCGCCGCATCCTCTTGGTAGTTGTATGTGATGTCGCCAAAGTTGAAAACCATTGATTCTTCCAGATTTTCCCACAGCTCCGGTGGTGTGTCGCTGTAAAGGTCTGCCATGACATTGCATCCGTATAAGAGCTGCTTGATACATTCTTCCAGAGCGTCACGGATATTCTTGATCGTTCGGATCGTCTCTTGATCGTCCGCTTCTACCTGTGTGGCGGTCATCATGCCGGTTTTTTCATCCAACTGGAAAAATCCCTGAGAGAATCCGCATTTTGTAGAAATCATAGCAAGAATCGAATTGATATCTTTGATTCTCTGCTCTGTCAGTAAGGTGGCAACATGTTCATGAATCATGTTTTCATCGTTCACGCCTACGCCCATCTCCACGCCTTTTAGTGTTCGCGGAAGTTTAACTTTTTTGTCTTTTGCATACCGTATGGCACTGTAAGGAAGATAGGTAACATGCTTGCTGTCCTCTGTCTCTGTACCTTTTCTGCTCCATGCGATATCCAGATCTTTCAATTCCTTGATACAGTTGCACCAGATTGGAACGCCTAATGCACTATCACGGTCGATCCTGTTCGGTGCCGGGTTCTTAAAGAGCGAAAACAGCGGTTTTTCTACATTGGCAATATACACATCCGGCTCAAGCTCTGCCCATTCCTCTACTTCTGCAAGGTCACACGGTCTGCCGATTCCAGTTGCTACGCCAGTGCTTCCGATTCTTTTTTTGTATGCTACGTTCGTGATCCGGTACAATTCACCCTCGTACCTCTGCCACTCATAGCGCGTGTATCTATATCCGTTTTGGTCTAAGGTTGTACGGAACACACAGCCTTTTATATCGCCGTTGCTGTCTGCTGCTGTCGGTGCGAAGTTGCCAGCTTCTACATAATCAATGTTCTCGCCGTTTGGTTTAAACATGATACCGGCATTGCCTAATCCCTCGGATACCTTGTCACTAATTACTTTCAGCACATAGTCAGACTGTTCTTTCAGTAACTCCGCTCTGCCCTGTCCGTCAATCTGGATGTCCAAATCAAGCGTCACAAGTCCGGCGGTCACATCATCGATATATCCGGCAAAGTTGATTGTGTCCACTTCGTCTTCCCGGTCTTTCCACGGAGGATTTCCGCTTGTAATGTTGTAAAATGTCGCTATCGCTGTTTCCATTGCGGACGAAAGTTGCACATCTGTTTTAAAAATGTCCTTTGCGTCTTTTCTAAGCAATCTGTCAATCACCGTCCTTGCCCATGCTATAAATCCCATGCTTAATATCTCCACCTTAATCTACGTCTTAAAAATGTGTAGCAGTAATATCTTGTATCATCCATACTGTGGTCATTTTCTTTTATGACAACATCGTCTCCCTTTTCTTCATCCCACACGTACAGGCCATACTCTTTTATGTTGTCCTGACAGTCCTCATGTACGCTTATCATGTCCTTGTTCAGCATCGTGGTTACTACCCGTATCCCGTCTAGGACATCATTGTTCGCACCCATTACACTGTATTCATTGTATTTCTTGATTACCTCAATAAATGAAGCGGCAGACGGATCGACAATAATACATTCGACACGCCTGTTACCGATCAGCTTTTTCAGCATCTTGTAATATTCTTCATCATCCACACGCTTTTTTTTCTTTCGGCTATCATAATAGATCTCAGCCTCTCTCTGTGAATGCAATCCATCAAACGCCCACAGTCCAGCCGAAAAAGGGTTTACCGTTCCGTAGTCGACAGATACAACATAAGTCAGCGCGCCGGTCATGTGTTCTTTCTTCACGTGCCGTTCTTCGGAAAACATAGAATACACAAGTCCTTCAGCAACGCACCACAATCCTAGTACGTATCTTTTAAAGAAAACGCCATCATACATGGTGTAATATCTTTTCTTGTTCTCTTCCGCTAAAGACAAGTTATCATCCATAACGAAATGCAGATATATGATATTTTTTTCTTTGCACTTGTCAATCCAATTGATTTTGAACCAATGTCTCGGACTGTCCGGGTTGCAGTTGAACCAGAATTTGGATCCTGTCACAGAACAACGTCCAGTCGCCTGATTCACAAATGATTCCGGCATCAGTGCCACTTCGTCAAAAAACATTCCGGCGAGCGTGATTCCCTGTATGAGATCCTGTGATCGTTCGTCTTTTCCTCCGAATATGTAAAAATAATTTATAATTGTCCCTTTACTTACAATGAGAAGATTGTCTGATCTATGATCCGCTATTGAATATCCACGGCTTAAAAGCATTAACTTTAGCCAGAATAATACATTTCTTCTGAATGCTCCGATTGTTTTCCCAGCCATACCAAAATTTTGACGATTGAATGTATTCATCGCCCACAACACGTAAGAAAGAGACATGCACAACGTTTTTCCACTTCGGATTGATCCGTCTGCTATAATTCCGTCTTTTCCTTTGACAGGACTGTTCGGACACCACCATGTCAGGACTTGCTTTTGCTTAACAGAGAACGGTTTAAAAACAAACCCTTGCTTCTTAACCTTTTCTTTCATGGCAGATGCGCGTTTCATAATGCCCTTGCGTACATTCTCTATACGCTGATCTATGCTATTCGTCATCTGTCCACACCTCGCAAGCTGTAGCGTTCAGAGCATCCATGAAGTTATCATGCACCTCTTCCGCTGTATTATCCTTGTATGATGCTTCTAGCTTTGTAAGCTCGATATCCATCCGGCGGTTGTCCATGTTACGCTTCAGGATCTCTTTCGCTGCATTGGTACGTTCAGATAATGGTGCATCCAGATCGAACTGGTCTTTTACCTCTCCACGCATTACAGATGTTAGGAAACGCATAACTTCTGCAACGTCTGCGATTCTGGCATCTTCGATTTCTTTCTGTCGTTTGGCTATATATTTCGCAATTACTGGTTTTTTTAAGTTTTCGCCAGCAATAAACCCAGCTGACTTTTCGCTATATCCTGCTTTCCTTGCAGCTTCGGAAGCGTTCCCACATATCAAGTATTCGTCACAGAACGCTTTCTGCTTCGGTGTAAGCTTATCCTTTGCCACTTATCCACCGCCCTCTTTCAATTTATTCATCTCCCTTTATCGCTTTCCATATATCATTCAAACAATTCACAATCTCCAACAACGATGCAGTCCGTAAGATTTCCAGATCCGTATCTTTCCATTCCCCATTCTTCTTCCGTTCCATTATCCTTGTGGACAATATGTATACGGTAATGAGTCTTTTCTGTTCTACTGAATAGAACTGGCTTGTTCCCATGCGAATAACCAGACCTTTTTGTAAGATTGCTTTCTGTAGCTTTCTTGCTATGCCGTTTAATTTAGCCATATAATCACCAGCCTATTTTTTCCCCATATTGTTTTTTATAATATCCTTACCTGTACTATCCTTACCTAGCCTAACCTAACCTGGGTATCCCGCATGTCTACCACATGGTTGTCATTTGGTATACCAATCACGGTACAAAAAATACACCTCCCACGGTCTTTTTATATATTTTACCGTAAATGGTGTATGAAAGTAGTACTCACATATTTTTTTTGATAGATTCTCAGTCAATTCCGGTTATTTCTACTTCCTATATTCATCGGGACGATTATAGTAAGGGGAAATCATAGCAAATTAAAATAGATGTCTATATTTCCGTCAGTAATCACGATCTTGTCTATGCATTCTTTCAAGACTTTGTTTTGTTCTTTTACATCTAATTTATCCCATACATCCGAAATCTTTTTTATTTTTTCAATTCTCTCCGGAGTGGTCAGAGATTTTTCCCGCGTTTCCTTGTTTAGCTCTCTTCTAAGTTCTTTTACGCGTTTTTCAGACTTTCCGATCACTTCTAATAGCGTTTCACTTTCACTTGTGGCATATAATTCATAGAGCTTTTTGAGCTTGTCAACCGTGCTTTTCATTTCTTTTTCAATAAGCTCTTTTTTGCTAAGTTGCTTTTCACGTCTTCCTGTTATATTTACAGTAAATCGTTTAAAGCAATCAGACACTTCTTTTTCCACATCCTTTGCGTCCGGTCTTTCGTTGTCACAATTTGGGTTTTTTACCATGTATTCTTTGTACCCATCCCTAGAATAGCACTCTAATACATGTCTATTCGCCCATTTTTTATATCGCATTCGTGCGCCACATTTCCCACAAAAGCACAATCCAGAAAGCAGAAATTTGTTGCAGATATAAGAATTATTCGCTCTTTTTTCCATAAATCTCTGTGTTTTATAAAATGTTTCTTCGTCTATGATTGCTTTATGTTTCCCCTTGTAAATGTTTCCTTTGTATTCTATGTATCCTATATTCGACTTTCTTTTTAATATCTGGATAACAATTCTTTCTCCTTTCATTCCTAGCATATCCGATATTTTCTGGCATGAATATCCATCGTTATACAACCGATACATAGTCCGAACCTTTTCTGCTTCTTCTTCTTTTGGATGTAATATCCCGTCATTTCTGTCATAGTAATAGCCAAACGGGACACGCCCTCCACCCATCCACAAGCCACTTTTAACGCGTTCAAGCATCCCGGCTTTTGTTCGCATGGATATAATCTCGCGCTCGTACTGTCCCATAAGCGCATCAATGCCGATTTTCATTTTGTCCATCGGCGTATCAATGCTTAACTCTTCGGTAGCTGATACAATCTTTACATTGTATTCCGGTAATGTACGATACAGAATCACAAGCGTGTCAATGGTATCACGGCTCACTCTATCGAGTTTATAGATATATACCTTTTCTATGTATCCATTCTTAGAATCTTCTAATAACCGCTGTATATCCGGTCGGTCGAGCGTACTGCCAGAATAACCGCCATCTATATACCACTTATCTATCTTTTCTCCCTCATTTTCAGCCTTTTCTATGATCTTGTTCTTTTGCAGATCCAGTCCATATTTTTCCGTCTGATTTTCTGTCGATACCCTCAGATAACCTACATTCATTTTCTTCATGTCAACTCTTCCTTTCCATTTAAAAAGAATTGACCGAGATTCTATCAAGGTCAATTCTATATCATTACTTCTTTTCCGTCAATTTACTGGCAAGAATCTTTTTTATATTTTCATTTGTTATTTCAATTTTTTCCAAATCTTCTCTTTTTGTAAGGATCCCATTGACGTATATCCTAACCACTTTCTTCCTCCTCTTTAAATCTAAGATCACGCAGCTTTTTCAGAGCCAATCTTCTGTATCCTTGAAAATCCACCTTTTGCACCGGGATAAAGTATATCCTGTTCATCCTGTCATAGCCTACACCCGTTACCAGATTCAAAAAAATATAATGTGCTATATATTTATTAGACTTCACGCATGCAGCTAGAATGTCCTCTTGTTCTTCTCCTTTTGCCGTTCTGCAAAAATCAAGAATCTTTTTCTCTGTATCGCTGTCTATATTATAATCTCGCATGTATTTGTATCTTGTTCTCGTCATTTCTTCACCTCTTTTATTATCCCCTTTCTCGTTAAATACGTTTCTATCGATATCGTATTCTTTGGTGCTCTCATTCACGCCATTTCTTTGTATCGTTCCGGTAATTTCATCCATGCGGTCACTTCGTAATCCATTCGACTTTCATCATACCAGTGACCGGTCTGCGAATAAAACAGAACCATAGGGCTTTTCTTACCGGATACAGTTGCCAAAAAAGCGGCACCGTAATGGTCTGAATCATAGTTTTCGACAAATTCCATGCTGTTTGGCTTACGATCGGTTATTGGTATCCATTTTTCTTGCACTTTCTTCTCTCTCCTTTTCTATCTTCCTGTAATACTTACATTTACTCTTACAGTAATTCTTATCTTGCCCCATCTTGCATCCGCTACACTCATTTATGTAGCCGAATTCATCTCTGGATGGCAAAACAAAGAATAAGATCAGGCTGATTAAAAGCAATATCGGAGAAAGAATCAGAAATAAAATATTAAACAGAATATCCGTTATCTTCTCAATCATTTTCTCTTCTTCCTCTCTTTTAGTCTCTTATTCCATTCCTCAAGATACTTCTCCTATTCTGCATCTTCCAATTCCTGTCTGGATCCGTATACCGGTCTGGAAAAGCTTTCTTTTGCCGTGTCGCTGTCGCAATGTGCGATCATGCCACCGTAGTGTTGTTCCTGGTCGTGCTTCATTTCTTTTCTGGTGCGTTTATTCATTGCATTCCTCCAATAATTCCGGATTATCAAATATATTGCCTACAACTTCTGCAGCAACAAACTTGATCCAATATCCCAAGTCTTTTCTAAAATTATGGTTTTTATCCCAGTCCACATAAAATCCGACATGGCACGTTGATGTGCTATCAAAACAACTCTGATATTCTCCGAATTTTACCGGCGCATAAACTTCTCCAAAATGGTATTTAATTATATCTCCTTCCCATATTTTCTTTCCACTCTTGTCGGTTAGTCCTGTATACTGACAAATAGTATCTTCATCAATCAGAAATTCACCATCAAGGCTTTTATCATTGATATAATTCTTGTCACTAAGATAGCCATGCACCCATGTTCCATTAAGACGCTCGTTACTATCCATTGCATGGATATGTTTCGCTCTAAAAAGAATCTCTCTATTCATAATTTTCCACTACCTCCAACTTCTTCAAGTCCTCGATAAGCCACGGTTTGGAGTCGCTCAATTTGACCATTGGGAAGTCAATGTTGAACGTGCTCAAACAATTATATAAACCATCCGTCCACATGTTAGTATACTTGTCCTTATTCGGTTGTGTCATCCACACAGAAATTTCACTGCCGTTTTCCTTGGCCATCCATTTTGCATCTTCTCTAAGATATTCCAAAAACGCTCTATCCCTCTTGCTTATCACTGGCTTTTCAACGTACTCGGATTCAGCCCATTCCTTTTTTGCTTTATTGCATTCATCTACGCCATGTGACTCACAAAATAAGCATTCATCACATGAGACTTCATTGCATCTTCTTATTTCTCCCGAAGATTTATTGAAACCGAAACCATATCCACCACTTGTTACGGCATCCACAATCTCTTTTGCGTACTTCTCTTTATTCTTCATATCTTCTACCTCGTCCATTTCTTACAATCTAGAAAGCGTATGCTTTTCTCTGAAATCCATAATTGCATTGCCAATTTTTACAGTTGGCAACAAGTATGAATATAACTGTATTCGGCTTAACAAATCATCCAGTTTATTCCTCATCTATTCCACCTCTCTTAACTATTTCAATGGCTTCAAAAAAAACGCTTCATATCTTCCCTGACTCACTCCATCGTTGTATTGGGTATCTGCATCTCCATCTACTAGTTCATCACACATATGGAGTTCTACTTCTTGAAGATTTTCAAATTCTTCGATGACCTTCTCCACCTCAAACGCTGTCGGTTGTTCTTCTACTACTTTCATACACTCTTGTATTGTATCGTAGATTTCTTTCTGATTTTTACCGTCATTGCGTCCGAACGGAGCTTCTTGCAAAGCATAATCATTCAAGCGGAGTACCAGTTTGTCCGCATCAATTAATCTGCTCATATCATTCTCCCTCTCTGTACAGTTCTGGTAGTGGCATCCAGGCATTCACAAAAAATCCATAGCTTGAATATGATTTTTCATCATCTCCTGGATAGAAAGTACCGCCCTCGCCATTTTCTTCGTATCTTGCGATATCTGGCATTGTGGAATTTTTAAATGATACCAGTATGTAGCTTTCATCTTCCGGCAATCTCTCGCTTATTGGAATCCACTGAGTTTCTTTCAGTGCATGTATCCCCATTTTAATGGCATCTACTGTTTCCTCAGTCCAGCCCCATTCAAGATGTTTCACTAATCTATCTATTGCTTGCTGATTATTCATCTTCGACCTCCTCTTCTTTTGGAAACTGAAATAATTTCGGATATGTAAATAATACTGATTGTGTCATAACACCAGTAATCGGAATAACTCCTCCCTTAAAGCTGAAAACCTTACCGTATTCATGTCTGCACATTTCCATAGCCTTAATCGCTTTCTCTTTGGTGGAATATTCAGCCATTATAATAAAAGCATTACTTTCCAAATTGACTAATGAAAATGCAGCTATTGTTCCATTTGTTAAAGCTCGAATCGTTGTTTCCTCGTAAGGTAAATCAAACTCTTTGTCCTGACTAATGATTCTCATAACTTGATCCACCTTTCGCATCCCATGCGCAAATGTCGCAATCCTCAGGACATACATTTGCCTTTATTGCTCTTTTGCACATCTCCATTTTTAATTCCCTATCATCCTCAATATCCTTGATAAAGCCGAGCTTCCTCAAGATTTTATGAATCAGTGATTCTTTTCTCACTTTATCTCCTTCTTTCTTCTTACCATAACCATGTGCTTTCCGCTTTTCTGCAATTCACCATAAATCGAATCGAAGATTGCTGATATCCCAATGTTTCTCGACGGACTCTCAAAATAAATTGTATCCGTCTTTTCCCATGTCCTTGTTGGTGCGTGGTAAAATCTTCCGTCTGTTGTCTCTACCATCGTCTGTTCCTCACATGCTGTAGGTGTGTAGAATTTCACGCATATACCTCGTACACCTGATTCAGTACATCTGATTTTATCACCGATATTAACCCTTCTCATAATTCGTTCCTTTCTCGACAACCGACTACCGGCTGATAATCGGCTGTCTGGTGTTTTAGCTGCTATTTTTAGCTGCTACTCTATTTTTCTTTGTACTTCTGCAAAATCTCTGTAATTGCTTTCATGTGTTCCGCTACTTCCGGCAAATCTTCATCGCTGATTGAACTGATCCGGTCAAGTCTTTTCAGTTCACTCAGTTCATATATTCCGTCAGATAAACACTTGAATGATTTAGCTAAATAATTTTCGTTTCCGGCATCACCATCACACTCATAAAAAATTTCACGTTTGTCATGTTCTCCAAACTTATCCGTAAAGAATTTTGTTCGCTTTGGAGTAATTCTTGTAATTTTTGCCGGAATAATTAACTGATGCCGGAATTGTAAACCCCATCCGTAGCTCACTTTTCTTGCAATACCTACCACATCTCCAACTTTCAATGTGTCTTTGTCTATCTCTTTTAATTCAATATTCATTCTTCCCACCTACCCTGTATAATCTTCAAACCGATCACATGCCATAAATGCAAATCTTGAATTTACCCATCTCTGCATCCGTTTCAGCGGATCACGCTTCTTCAATTTGTATTTGTCATAAATCATCACATATGGGGCATATCCCAAATCCCTGAGTGTGTATATCCGGTCAAGGTCTTGTTCCAATGTTGTGTCAAATCCGCATAAGACATACACCGTCATCTTCCATCTGTTCCATCCAGTTAACTTTTGAAACATCTTAAATTTTGGCACTATATTGTCTTTGTCCTGATATCTATCCCACGCAAAATGTATCTGCTTAATCTTCATCTGCTTGATATATTCCGCTTTTTCTTTGGTCATAATCCGAATGTCGCAACCTTGCGAAAAATCTATCCAAGCCTTGCTATCAATAAGCTGTTGGCTCAGATTTTTCCAGTCCTTGCAAGCGAACATATTTGGATCCAGCAAAACGATATTTTTCTGACCGTTCCAAAACTCAAACAAATCAGCTACCTTACGGCTTTTCTGTCCCTCTTTCTCTTTCACTATGCAGAAGTCGCAACCTCTTGGACATCCCCTTGTCAAGAATCCATAAGCTGTGTCATTGCAAAGTTCAGGATATAGGCTGTAATCAGGATAGATATGTTCGATTTCTGCTGGTAATGGCTTGCCACCGGATGGATATTCATATCCCGTACCGCCTTTGATTATTTCTCCGGCACACACTGGATGAGGATAATCCGGTGTAAAGGTAAATACCTTGCTCATATATACCCTGTCTGGCGGATTCAGCCATGCAGTCAGCGGATCGTACCACTCGACTTGATCTCCGTTCTGCTTATGCCATGCCGACAGCTTCATCAACGGAAGATTCGGAAAATTGTGTCCGTCTACGTCAATTAGTGCTATTCTCATTTCTTCACCTACGCAAATCTCAATTTTTCTGCAATTGCCTGAATTACATTTACAGTCACTCCGTTTCCTGCCTGCTTGTATAGCTGACTGTCAGAATTTACAAACTGTGCTTTTTCAAAATAATCATCCGTCCATCCTTGTAGCCGAAAACATTCTTTTGGTGTCAGCCGCCGGATTGCTATATAACACTGATATTTTTCATACCAAATCGCATACACAATCAATTCGTCAGATATCTTGACAAATATTCCTTGATTGCAACTTGTATCTAAAGTATTCGCGATTTCTTTTCCGTAATCGCTCCGAACATTTCGCAACACTCCAAGTGGTTCAACCGCTACTCCATGTCTATCCTGTCCGGTAAGTGTAAATATCGGCTCACCATCTTCTTTGAATCTCCGTCCATTCTGTCTTTTTTCTGTTCGATCAGGCGTAAGAACTGGAATTGCAATACCGCTATTTTCATGGATGTTTGAGCATCCTTTATAGTATCTTGCGAGAATCGTTCTACTCACATCCGTTGTCACTGGCTTTCCCTGATACGCTAAATCCATAAAGCACGGTAATGCTACATGATGTCCTCTTCCGCCTCCCTGTGCCGTATCCAACGTTTCTGTAATGCCGTTCTGGTCAAATACCTGTGTGTTTCTTCTATATCCATCTTTATGGCCAATTATTGAAACACTATTTTCTCTGTCTGTTCTTTCGACAGGAAATACTTTTGCGGTACTTCTCCCTCTAAGATGTCCGATAATGAAGCACCTTTCTCTGTTTTGTGGCACTCCGAAATCTTTGGAGTTGAGCACCTGCCATTCTGCATCATACCCCCCCTGCTCCATTTCAATGAGCAATTTGGCGAAATCCCATCCTCCATTAACACTAAGCAGATTCTTAACGTTCTCAATGAAAAGGTAAGTGGGTTTATCTTCTTCTTTGAGCTGTCCGATAAGGTACATAACTCTGAAAAACAAGCTTGAACGGTTTCCTTGAAATCCAAGTTGCTTTCCGGCAACTGAGATATCTTGGCAAGGGAATCCGAAGCACCAACAGTCTGCTTTTGGGATATCATCGGCACACACTCTTCTAACGTCATTTGCGTACCATTCTCCATTTCTGTATTCATCTTTTAAAATCTCCTTCTGCCTTTTCTTTTGTGGTAATTCATCCAGTTTCTTTCTTTGTTCGTCCGTCAGAAGATGCATGGAAATATAGCTTGCTGTAGCGAACTTATCAAACTCGCAAAAACCAACGCATTCATGTCCGGCAAGTTCCATTCCTCTTCGGAAACCACCTATTCCGGCGAACCAGTCTATAAATTTCACTCTCACATCCCCCAATCTTGCCTACTTCCAGAGTTACATTTAAGTTTTTTTCTTTGTTTCATCTTCTCGAAAGGAGCCGATATATCTTTGCCCGGCCGGAGCTCCGTCTCCTTTCTGTAATTTATTTAATTTCTAACAATACCGTTGTAAGTTCCAACGTGCCATCCGCTTCTATCCATGCAATAGCCAGAAAATCATTGTCGTAACCCGGCGAAGAAAATCCATATTCAAATTCAACCTTGAACTGAATTCCTTTTTCTTCCAGTGCGGATTTAATTTCTTCATCCATCTCCAAATCGTTTCCGCTTTCATCTTCACGATCTCTTGAATAGTATTCACCGTCTTCCCGATAATACTTTTCAATAATTTCTTCTATCATTTTTCTAATCATCATTTCACCTCATTTACCGGCAAATACGATTTAATAACTTGTTGTATTCATCAATTTCGATGTTCGCTACGAGACCAATTTCTTCTGGTTCAGAATATACAACTGTATATTCCTCCACAATTAAGTCGCATACTTCAATTTCTGACATTACAGCAATTTCTTCTGCTGTAGCCAGTTTTTTCTCCAACGCCAACCGTCTGATATTTCTTTCCATGCCGATGTAAATCAGCTTTTCACTTAATTCTCTACCTGTCATCATCACTTCACCTCATTCGCTACCAGGAATCCCATCCTAGCAACATTCCTAAGATTATCCCTAATCAGTGCCTTGTTCGGCTGTCTATGCCTTTCCAGATACTCCCAAATTGATTCATCGTCTCTTTCCGGCTCATTCTTCAGATAGTCCACGGAATATTCATATTCTGCTTTTGCAGCTTTCAAGCACTGAATCATGTAATCTATCTTTTCTCCTGTGTTCATGGCTACTCCTTTACTACGCATCTGCGCTCGCTGATTGCATAATATTTTCCATCATGCTCTGAACAGTATTTCTTAAGGATTTCTGCCTTTCGCGCATCCATTGATTTAATATCAGTTTCAACCTTTTCTTCGTGTTTCAAGGTATGATTATCAGCTTCGATAATCAGCACACACCACGCAAATTCCGTCTCAATCGGCTTTTTCTCATGGTCGGATTTCCACTGTTTGAGAACTTCAACAACCGCTTCTGGACGCTCTGTTCTGATTTCATAGCATCTAATGGCATCATCAATTTTTTTAATAGGGCATTCATCGCACCCGTCTTGTTCATGGCAAAGTTCCCCAAATAATTTAATCGCTTCTATCGCGCTCATTTCTTCTACCGGCTCAAACATTTCGTCTGTCCAACAGTATTCGTCCGGATCTTCTTTGATGTAATAACCGTGTACTTCACCAACTCTTTCGATTGTTACAACGCTTCCACACATATCTGTCATATCGTCTACAGCAACGGATCCACCGTAATTCTCGCCCATCACTAAATCTTCCCTGATTCTTACTTTATCTCCAACTTTATATTTCATCATCTTTCCTCTCTTTCTGCTTCCACAATCTCTCCTGATTTGTAACCTTCCGCTTCGATTCCAAGCTGTTCTTTCGTTACCACCTTTTTTCTCAGCTCGTATATTTTCTGGCATAATTCATCGCAAATCTCTTCAGCTTCCATACGACCTTCTAATTCTTGCACGTATTTTACACCGCATATATAGCAAGTCAGCCTCCTTACGTGATCCCAAACCTTAGAGACATTATAAATGTCAAACGCATTACTCATCGCCCCCTTTTTGCTGTTGTGTTTTCTGCTTCTAAACCATTTGGCTTTTGTCTGTTCCAATGGTTTAGTTACATTCCTCCCATTTTTTACCTCTATTTCATTTTTCATTTCTGTTTTTACGACTTTTGCAACTTCTGCAATGATCTTATTCATTTCCTGTTCTGTCATTCTTGCATTCCTCCCCGTTTTCCGTAATCTCTCCTGATTTTTTACTTTTTCTCTTTCTTCTCTTTTCCAAAACATATTTATCGCAAATGCAGACATCACATTTCCTGCTTTCTCCGGTCACTCCGATATAGTCGCACCTCGCTCCACGGCTTTTCATGAGCTTGTCTTTCATGCGGTATTTGCACGTCTTGCATAGATGCCTGTCCGCATTGAATCCTTGTAACCGTTGCTCTTTCCATTGCGTTGGTGTTGGGATTCCGTCTCTTCTGCACCAGTTGGACACCGTGCAATTTGTCACGCCGTAGATTTTTGCAATCTGGCTCGTTCGCATTCCACGTTTCACGAACCTTTCTAGCTCTTTTGGATCATGCCGTTCTACCGTGAAGCTCGACTCCTTTTCGTTTCTGTCAATGTTTATGTACCTGTATGTGGTGGATCTGCTCTGCTTTAGTTCTCTGGATATCTCTTCCACGCTATATCCGTCATTCAGCATTTGGATCGTTCTTTCGTACCTGTTCATGCTTTTATCCTCCAAGTAGCTCTCTGGTAAGCTTGTCCATGTCGTAGCTGCGTTCTTCAAAGTTGCGGAACTTGCTATTTCCACCATTCCCTAGTTTACTTAACCCTTGGTTCAGGTAATTTTCAAAATTGCGGGAAGATCCAAAAAGCGTGCACGGTCTAAGAAACGGTCTCATATCCTTTTCTCCGTTCCTCGGCTCCACTCCCCATTCAGAAACTTTATTGTCAATGACTTTTTTAAAATCCTCCAGTGTGTAACCCTCGTCACATCTGGCTTTTATGTGGTTGCGAGAATCCTTGGACTTGTCTTTGAACTCTCTTCCGGTTTTTTTGTTTAAATAATCGATCACAGCCTTGTACGGGTACTCGGTCTGCGCCACTATATCTTTTTTATCATTAACATTTACATTTACATTATCATTTACATATACATTAGGTTCGGTGGTGGTTACGGTTTGGTTATTGTTTGGTTTTGGTTTGGTTATTGTTTGGTTATTGTTTGGTTCGACCTTGGTTAACTCTTGGTTATCGCTTGGTTTCGGTCTGCCACCTTTTCTACCGTTCTCATACCGCTTATTATTCGCATCGATCTGAGGTTTTACCAGACAAAATACCGTGTATTCAATGCCGGATTGCTCCGGCTCTTTACCGTCCAACGCATAATCTAATATGGATTGCATTACCTTTTTGTATTCTTCAGGAGGGAGATTTTTCACCGATTCTGCGAAAGATCGGTAGAATACGAAACTATCTCTCATTTCTCTATCTCCTTTATAGTTACCTCTATTCGTGGGTTTTTGGTGTCAATGTAGAAATTATCCTGAAACCCTACGATGTCACGCCAGCTGTCATTTGCAAGCACTTTCGTTTCTACTAGCGCATCTTGTATCACCTTGCGCCCGAAAGAGCTTATATTGTCCAAATCCCTCCTTTTATTAGGTTCGTACCAGTCATACACCATGTACACTGGTTTCTTGATTCTAAGGCGTTTCAGCTGTTCCAGAATGGCTGCTATAACTTTTGCTTCATTCTTTCTTTTCATCTGTGCGCCTTTATACGGGTTTGTCCGGCAAGCGGATGTGTAATCATTCAGATTGTCAAGCTTGCCGTTAATCCTTAAAAAGTATTCCATTCTTCCAACCTTTGAACGCTTCTTTCATTTTCATCCGTTTGTACAGTATAGCCCTCGATCTTGCAAGCTCTTTCCTGAGATACTGCGCAAATTGTCTTTCGTCTTCTGGATCGCCCGGAACCGGACGGAAAATACCGTTTCCAACATTGATGATGCAGTCGCCGTTCTTATTGGCATTAGCGATCATCTCTCTTAATCTGCGGTCTGTCGTTTGGTTGCAAGGACGCGCCATAGCTTTTTCATGTCCGTCCGGTATTTTCGCGAAATACTCTTCTGCGTTCATCGTTCTCCTTTCCCCTCCGGTTTCCCGGAGGATGAATCCATTCATGCAAGTTACGTGTGATATATTATTTTTCGCATGAGCGGTTAATAAGTTACGATGTATAGAAAAACTCCTTTCGGAAGTCCTCTATCGTTCCATAGTGTTCCAGATAGTACTCTCTGCATCTCTTCCGCAGATCCTTGTCTATCTTGGACGCTTCTTTTCCGGCGTGTACGCCGTTCGGATGCAAATCTGGTCTTAACGGTGCTATAAATCCGTATTTCTCGCAAAGCATCCGTTCTGTATGGGTGTGGGAGAATACATGGTGTCTTTCCACACCGTAGAATCCTGTGTACATACAGTGATCCATGTCGTCCGTGAATATGCTCCACAACTTCTTAGACATCTATCCCGTACCTCTCTTTCAGAATCCGTCTTTCCTCTGTTGATGCTATCTCTCTGTCCGGTATTCTGGCTTCTTTGCAGCTCTCCACAAGTCCGTTAATCAGTCTGGACATCTCTTCGGTGTTGTATGTATGGCTGCCACGTAAGAGCTTGTACGTCCGGTACACTACTCCGTCATTTCCCTGTCGGATCTGGGAAGTAGGAGCTAGATGGTAATACATGGAGGTATTCACTTTCTTCTCTGCTTCTTCCGTGTCTGGAATGGTTGTATATACGGCTTTTCCGTCAAATAATTCCGGTTCGCCATACATTCTTAGAAGATGGTTGTGAATCTCTGGATTCGAGCTATTAAGCACTTTTGCGAGCTTTGAAACCAATACCCAGTAATAAGCGTTAGCGTCAAGGCTTCTCTTCTTCCGATGCTTCTTAATCACGATGTCTACCAGATCACAGTCTTTCAATTCTTCAAACGCCTGTCTTGCATCCTCATTGACCGTCAAGACGATCTTCTGTTTCTTGCTGAACAGATCTATCATCAGATCTGAAAATTTCCCGGTGAACTGCATCATTCATCACCGAATTTCTTTTTTAAGCTCGCAATCATATTTTCAAGCTGTGTTTCCGTCATTTTGTCGTAATCATAACCATTGCCGGAACAAATCAGTCTTGCATCCAATTTATGTTTTGAGCAGATATCGTCAATCACTTTCTTTTTCAGTGCAATCCGTTTCTTCTGTTCTGCCGTTTCTTTTTCTCCGGCTTTCTTCTGGTTTGCGTATTCATCCGTATCAGCGTCCTTTGTATCATCCAAAAGAAAAAGACCGTTAAGCGCGTATTTTCTTGCATAACTGGATGCCGTTCCGGTGATCTGCGATTCGTCCATACCTTTTTTCTCAGATGCTTCTCTTGCAAATGCGGTAACGGATATATTCTCTTCCGTGTCGCAATCATGTAAACACGCCGTAGCTTTTACATAGATTCTGTCTCCTACAGAAACGATATCGTCTGCAATAACAAGAAATACGTTGTACTCTTTTTCAAACGGCTTAAACGCTTCCAGAATGCTTTCAGCGTTCCGATAATTGTATTTGCCGAAAGAATTATACAAATTCTTCGGAGCTTTTATTTTTTGCTGAATTTCGCTCAGCTTTTTCCTTAATGGGATTTCGCTCATAACATCCTCCTTAAATCTCCATTCAAACACTCGTCGCACCAGTTTTCTCCGCAGATATCCGTGATGTAATCACCCTCATAGAGTGGTTCGCCACAGATATCGCAATATGCTACTGGCTTTGGTTCGTCTGGAAGTGCGGTTTTCCATTCATCGTATCCCTCGATCATTCCGGATCACCCTTTTCCTCTCTTCCAACTTCCAAGATCCCAAGAACCGCTGCTACATCAAGGTAGGCTGTCTGTTCTCTCTTTGCCAGTCTTTCAAATATCTGAAGCTTAGTCTGACTTTCGATCAATCTTTCATACTTAGCAATAGATATCGTTACCGTCGTGAAGTCATTGTTGATTGTCATTGTCTTTCTCCCCTTTCTGTGCTATAATTTAATTGTATTTTTTTCTGTGTCCTTGACCGGATTCGTCCGGCAAGGGCATTTTTTTATGCTCTTGATTCCAAGATCATCCAGTCTATCTGCCAGTAATTCGATATACTTTACTGCACAATCTCTGAAATATCTGGCTTTTTCGTCTTTCAGCTCGAAGCTGTAAAATTCAGCGATCACGCTGTCGAGCTTACTTGTTCTAACTCGCTTAGTATCCAAAAGCTACCCACCACCCAACTAAAAAGATGGTGAATAGGATCGGGAATAATGCGGATACTACAGCTCCGAGGGTTTCATCAAGCTCTCTGGTTAGCTGTTTTTTTATCCTCTTTTTCTTCACCTCTCTACCTCCTTACTTTAAGATCAGTAAGATAATCAGCAGAATATTGATTGCTGTCAGCATACTGTTCTTTACTTTCAAGTCTTTAATAATTTCCAGTGCCATCTTTTCTCCTTTGTAATTTTTTTGTTGTTGCCAAACCACTTCCTTTCTGTGGTATACTCTCCATTCTTGCAGGATTATTCTCCGAGTAAATAACTGATGCTACAATCAAATTCCTCGCAGAGTGCAATCATTTTTTCCATGCTTATTCCATTAAAAGCGGTTTCATCTCCATTTTCTAATTGTGACAATATATTCCTGCCGCAAGTAGGTTTCCCCTTATCTTTGATATTGCCAAGAAGTTCGGCTTGAGATACTCCCATTTTTTTTCGTTCTGACCGTATACGATTCCCTATTTCTATATAATTATATTTGTGCATAAACATAACTCCTTTCCATATCATTACCTCCTAAACTGATGCCTACGTCTTCGATTCTGTCTTATCCTCTGCTTTCCGATCGGCTTCATCCGCCAGACTTTCTACCTTTCCAAGAAAGTAACCTTTGTCAAATTCGGATAAATTCGGCATAGCCTTTTTGATCTTTTCAACGATCTTTTTTTCCTTTTCGCTCATGTACTCACTTCCTTTCTGTGGTATACTCTCCTTGAAAGGAGAATTATTATGGATTTTAAACTTCCGAATATGGCTGAAAATCCACCATTACCTCACTACGTTTATGAAAAAGCAGAAAACGAGGAAAAATATGAAACTCTTAAAGAAATAGCAGACAGTGCAAGACTATTAGCAGAATCAGCTACTTCCGATGCAACTAAATCTAAGAAACGCGCAAATGTTGCAACTGTGATTTCCATATTATCTTTATTGACCGCTTTCATGTCTAATGTAGATAAGATAATAGCCAACGTACATTTCTTAATAGATCTTTTCCACTAAAGACGAGATTTATTAAGATTGATGCAAGGCTAATGATTATAGCCGTTGTTGATCGATCTATCTTTCTTTTTATTTGTGTCACCTCCTTGTTGATTCTAAAACTATTATATGTCGGTAATCGACTTTTGTCAACAACTTTTTGTTGATTTTTTCAACATCATATGGTATATTATATTTGCAGATGGGAGGTGAAGAAAACGAACGAAAGAATCAAGGAAATCAGAAAATACTTTGGTGTCACTCAACAAGAGTTCGCAAAACGTATAAAAGTGAAGCGCAACACAGTGGCAACTTATGAAATGGGAAGAAGCATCCCGAGTGATGCTGCGATAGCCTTAATTTGTAAGGAATACGGAATCAGAGAAATCTGGTTGCAAACTGGTGTTGGTGAGATGTTAGAACACGATCCAAAGGAAACGGAAATTTCTAATTTACTGGCTGACATTCAAAAATCTGACGATAACGATTTCAAAAGCAGACTAATTTCCGCTTTGGCGAGATTGGATTCTAAAGGATGGGATAGTTTAGAAAAATTAGTAGATATGATTTCTGAAAAGTAAAAAGAAAGACAAGGGCAATGCGCAAACCCTTGTCTTTCTTTTATTCTGCAAATCTTTTTACATATACATATATATAATTTAGCCACT